GTAGAACTAATACCAAATGCAGTAGCACATTCGTAACCACGTTGCAGATTGTGTTCTACGATTAGATTTCTTAGAAAGTTAAATTCTTCTTCTTTGATAGAGTAAGGATAAGGATGATTGCTCATCTTAAGATTACCTCTGCCACTATCAGAGTAGGTTACTGGTCCATCTTTTAATTCTAAGATATCTTTAAACGTATTACTTGTCCATTTCAACATAAGGTCCTTTTGGTGTGTGCATCAGAGTTCTATTTAGATTTATCTCCTGCCAATTGAATCCAAGATTCTTAATGTGTTGAGTTGACATAACATGAGGACACAACAGGTCGGTTTGTTTGTACACAGAACCAATAACAGTAATCAACTTGGTGAAGAACATCATAGAGATGAAATTACCAACTTGCATTACATCACCTGTGCCTTGACCTAAATGATTTCTGGCTGCAACAGTGTAGAATACATTAGGATCAAAATCAGGTAAGTCATCGTGTATCAACATATCAGGACGCATACGAATTACCAAATCATATGATGTTTGTAGTCGTGCAACATGTGTTTCAAGTGAGGAGAAACCTTGGTGCATCTTGTAGAACATCGATAGAATGTTCTTTGGTCTGTGTGCAAAGTTTGTAAAGTATTCACCACAAGACTCAAAATGTTTATTGAAATCTTCCCAATACTCTTTAACATAGTGTACTGGTTTGTAGGTATCTAATATCTCATCATCAACAATTTGTGGTGCGCCTTCGTAGATACCTGTTTTATTTTGTTTATCACCAGGAATCCAATAGGCCTCATCATCCCATGTGTGGATGTAGATATCAGGATTGTATCGGTCAATAATCTTTTCTTTGAAATTAGGAAACACCTCTTTCCAACAACGGAGGTGTCCTGTCAATATGACTGCAACTTTCATTTGTAATGCTCCAAGAAGTAGTTTAAATCTTCTGGAGTTCCAATGCCCCACATCTTAGGAACATCTTTCACACGAATCTTTTTACCATCACCAATTGCTTCATTGAATACTGGACACACGTAGAATTCTCCGTTGGTACGAATATTCTTTTCAATCATTTGTTCAGCATACTTAACATAGTCTGAACCTTTTTTCCAATAATAGATACCAACAGTTGCGATATCTGAAATTGGATTCTTCTCTGCTACCTCTGTGACGAAGCCGTCATCTCCGAGTTTTGCAAATGACCACTTTGGATGGGTTGCCCTAAAGGTGACAATACCACCATCAACGCCGTCAGCAGTAAAAGCATAGAGACATTCATTTGAGTTCCACTCCACGTATTGGTCTGAGTTCGCCATCAACAATGGCTCATCGTTGTTAATAAGTTCTTTGGCCAACAGAGTTGTACACGCTGCGCCTTCTGTCAAACTATTAACCTGTACAATATCACAACCAGGTGATATCAAGTTTAATAATTGCTTAAGGTTGTATTTATCATAGTGTTCTTTTTGTACAATGTAGATGAAGTGTGCATCAACGTTTAAGTTTTCGGCAACCACTTGAATCATCGGTTTACCATTAACTTCAATCAATGGTTTGGGGAATGTATAACCAGCTGCTGCGAATCTACTACCAGCGCCAGCCATAGGAATTAGTACGTTCATTTTTTTATCTCTCCATGGTATCATTTTTTTGACAACACCGTTTAGTGTGTCGATTGCTTCATCAATTTTTTCCATCGTCAAGTCATGCGAATCTTTAACTGGAACCAAATGGCCACCAGAATCTAGTGCGCCTTGTCTTCCAATATGACTGTCTTCAATGATAACTGTATTCTTAGGTAATACATTCAGTGCTGTCATACACTGCCAGTACATCTCTGGATATGGTTTGGTTCGTTTTACATCTTCGTTTGACACATAGTAATCAACATACTCCATGACACCAATAGACAAGAGTGCCAACTTAACTGTCTCACGGATAGAATTACTTGCGATAGCAATTTATTATGTTTCACAATACTGTTACCATTACATTTCATCACATATCTATTACGCACTCGGAGAGACCACTCAACATCTTCGGCTTGGCCGTGTGTGAGTTCTTCGTTGAATGGATTATCTAGTGCAACTTGTTTCTTCACTAGAAAGTAACCACCAGATACGTACATATAGTTAGTACGTGACCAATCATCATGTCTCAGTGCAGTGTAACGTGGAAATACTGGATCATCCCATGTCACCCAATCTGTAAAGTGTCTCTTGTCATTAATGAGTAATTGTTTGTTAGAACAGATATCCCATTCTTCACCAAACTCCAAAAAGTTCTTGTACCAATCTTTATCAAACACATAGTAGTCGTGCATCAATACGATGTTGTCATACTTTGCTGCCTGAACAATGGTGTTCTTCTTGCGTGTTACCCAACCAGGTTGTTGAGTTTCATCAAAATAGATATGTGTCACATCGACCATATCTTCTTTCTTCTCACCACCAATAATCAAAATCTCATATTCAGGTATTTGTAGTGATCTGATAGAGGAGATTACTTCATTTATTTGTGGTTGATTAGAATAGTCTGTTGTTATACCAAAAGTTATTTTCATATTAATTTCAAAATATCATTTACTGTGTTTTTAATCAAATGTGCATTCATCACGTATTCATATGCATCATCAAGTTTGGACTCTGGTACACCTTTGAAGTCAATCATATACTCACGTAGAGCAGAATCATTCTCATATGTGAATCCAAAATCACTCAGCACTTTGGCACCTGCAATACTACGTGATGCCCATGCTGTTCTATTTAACATTGATTCCAATAGAACCAATCCAAATCCTTCTGAGTGTGAGTGCATGATGTAGAGGTCAGCATCTCTAATGGCAGACATAACATCATTGCGGTCATCAATCATCATTACTTTAACCTGTTTGGAATTTGGTGGCATGATACTGTGTCGATTATCATAACCAGTTAAAACCAGTGTAACATCATCACGACCAACACCATTGAATGTGGCAATCAATTCGTGAAATGCTTTGTTAGGCCAAAATCCACCACACGACAAGAACATGTATGGTGTTGTGATTCCATACTTCTCACGGAATCCAGGTGTACCAGAAGAAATCTTTGCATCGATGCCATGTGACACACGAACTGCCTTGTCACGATGGCCAAGTTTGAATGCTGATTCCCAATCTTCTTTAGTTGAACAACCAATAAACTTCACGTGCTGCATTGCATGTTGATACACTGCACTCTCTGATGGTTTAATCAACATGAACAACATTGGTGATGGAATTCTTTGTGCATTCATTAACGCAACATCTTGCACACCAACATCACCGCCATGTACAACAATCAAATCAAAAAGTTCTGAACCCATAATCTGAAAGTCACTTGTTACTTTGACACCGTTTAAGTCACCTTTGTGTTCGCCTGCAAGTACAGTTACATCGTGTCCTCTACGGACTGTTTCTTCTGCCATATCACGTACATAATTTTCAGAACCACCGGGATATGGGGCATATCGGTGGACAACATATAAAATCTTAGCCATATTTTGCTTCAATAATCTTTCGCCATGCAGGCACTCTATCATACTGGTGAACAATCACATACTCTTTATTCTGTGACGTTACTACTTTATCTATCTCCATGTGTGGAGATGGTTCCAATAAGAATGGTCTGAACTGGTCAATCTTACTTGGGTCTGCAGTTGTACCAAGTTGACATGCCCATCCGTCTTCAGATTTAGTATAACGACAAGTTGATTTGTATGGCTCTTGTGAAATCAGGAAGTTAAACGTAGATTGGTCACAAATTGGAATTGGTTTGTTTAGTGAAGATGAAAAGATATTCAAACACAAATCACGCATTGCATCACCACGACCAGCAAGAACACCAACGTTATAGATTGGATTATCTTTGAATCTATCATAGATGTATTGGCCATAAGTTTCCAATAGGTTTTGGTTGCCCCATGGTTCATCTTTGTACAACATACTTTCAGAGGAGAACATCAACAGTTGACGTTGACCCATATGTTTCTCAATGTGCTTGAATGGATTGCTTTGAAAAATAACATCTTTAACGTCAGTTGTAATAACATAACGATACTCATTCTGTGACAAGTAATTGTAGATGTGTAGAAATCTCTCAACGTGAACCATAATGTTGGACTGATACACAAGGTTGCCTTGTTCGTCCTGTTTGAATCCGATAACTGTGAATCCTGTGTCAGTAACTTTCTGTACTGTCTCTTTGTCAGCATTCATCATAATCATAACTCTATCGCCAGTGAAGCCTGACTGATTGATAGAGTTGACCCAATACTTAATTGTGTCCCATTTATATCCGGTGGAACATCCGATAATCAAATCTTTTTTCATAATATATCTCCTAGTACAATTATATAGTTAATCTCTGGTTAAAGCAAGTATTTTCTGTATTTGTGCCTCTAATGTTTCTTTACGATTAGGCCACTTGATAATTGGTTGATCGGCAGTCTTTAACAACTTGGTTAAAAACGGCATAATTAGTTTCTCTACCTGTTGCAGACGTTCTTTGTACTCTTGTACCGTGTCATCTTTCTCGGCAATAACTGAGTTGTATTCTTCTTCATCAGTTGCCGTGAAACCAAAGTCATCATCAGCATACTCTTCCATTATTGCGGTAAGGTCATATTTTTTAGTTGCCATATTTTTAGTTCTCTATTGTACTACGTTTATCTTTGTTTGTCAAAGTAAGCCCATGCGAAAGGACCATCACTCTGTACATAATGCATGAATGCTTGGCAATATTCTTTGCCAGAAAATTCATTTCTCCAATGTGGTGCAACACATCCGAGATATAACATTGCATCACCTGGTTCCAAATTCATTTCGACTTCTTTGCCTTCTGGTGTTTCAATGTAAATAGGCCATTCTTCATCACCACCCAAATTCAATGTGATACTCACCTCGCAGGCTGGTCTATCAACATGTCTATCTAAGACACTTTTTTCATAGTAAACTCTGGCATAAGTGTAAGTTGGTAATAATTGACTCTCAACAATTTCAGACAATTCTGCAGTTTTATTACACAACAATTCCAAAAAACTTTTATAGTTATATGAAACACCTGAGTTTGGCGCTTGTCCATCACCACAAAGATTGTTTACCTTAGCGAACTGAGTAAATTCAGTTCTCAATTCATCGGCACGTTCAGCTGAAATAAACTTTGGTAATTTTATATAACTGTTTTTTATCAATTCATCATTCATATTATTAATTAAACCAAGTTATGATTGAATATCTTGTACCGGTTAAAATGGGTTTAATAGCATGTGGGTACATAAAATTTGAAGGAAACATTATAACATCACCTTTACCTAAAGTATATGACAATTCATCATCAAAAAATGTAAACTCACCACCTGTGTAATCATCATTCAAATTTAAAGAACAAGATATGGATCTAGGATTACTGTCAAAATGGTCTGTGTGTTGAGTGTAAAAACATCCTTCAGAATATTC